CCTGCTCTTCAGGAAGATTATTCTTCATCCAGAATGTCAATCACTTCATCCATGAGGTGTTTGATATCTGCACCAAGATCATAAAGCGTATTAATTGTATTTTGATCAAGATTTGCTTCGTTGAGAGTTTCTTTATAATTTGTTTCAAACTTCCCAACGGCTGCAGTCAACTTTACTGCTAATTTGTTCATTGGCTGTTTGGCTCCTTTCTATGTACTCAGGCATGGCAGTGCCCTGTATCTAAAGAATAGGAGAAAAGAAATAAAAAGTCAATGTAATTGGAAAAGTAACAGGGAAACGAGGTGAGAGGATGGAAAGAGTGCATTTCGATGAAAATGGAAATTGGCGTGATTGCATTGGTGGAAAAATCAAAAAGAAAGACCATGAAATGGACAAAATAAGAAGCAATTGCCGCCAATCAATAATTATTTCATTGGCAGCAGCTGTAGTGAGCGTGGCAGCGTTAGTGATTAACATAGTATTTGGATAATCACCGAAAAGAAATAAAAAGTCAATGTGATTGGTAAAGTAACAGGGAAGCGAGGTGAGAAAAATGGTGAATGTAGCATTACTGGTAGTCGCAGGAGCAACGTTCTTGAATTCAATCTCCGTGATTTTACTTGCAGTTTATGCAAGAAAAAAAGAGAAAGAAATTAGAAAACTGAAACTAGAACAAGACAAAATGTGGAAGAGTACAACAGAAAATATTTGGGTTTCTGATCAAAGTCGGGATAAACAAATAGAAAATCTTCAAAAAGATTTAAAGGATATGTACATGGAAAGATCAGTAGTAAGAAATATTTCGGTACCAAAGAAGTATTTTATGACACGAACTTTTAATGAGAAAAGGGGAAAGAAAAAGGAATTAGCAGATTATGTGGCTGCTGTTGCTTTAAAAACAATAGCGTCAGAACTTCCGGAGGAAGAACGGACGCCAGAGGTCATAGAGAATGTTATCATACCCAAAATCAAGGAAAAATTAAATGAAAGCTGTATCAGGTTATAAAGATTTGATGTGCATATCCTGGAGCGTTTCAGAGATTACTTCAAGGGCTGGTATTTTCTTTGAAGTTTTATGAGCTTCCAGGTTTCCAAGATTTCCATCAATTTTGAGAGTGATTTCATCTTCGTAATTATGGGTACCTGATGAGTACTTGATATGGAAATGGATAGAACTGATTTCATCTGTAGGTACTTTGTCAAAATCAATAGCACAGCGGTAAGACTGACCAGGAGCAAGAGAGGTGCCATCGATGTTGCCAAAGGGATCAAGGCCATCACGAAGTGCAAGTTTCGCAAGGTCGAAATCATAGGTTAAAGATTCTATGTGTGCAATGCTTTGACCAAAGTTTTTGATAATGATGTAGTAATAACGGTCACAGATATAGGTGCTTAGTCCATAGATACCAATATATGGACGGGAAGAATCTTCAATCATTTTTGAATTTTGCCTAAGCGTGTGAACAGAAATGAAGATAGCAATGATAGAAGTTAAAGCTGAAATCACGATTCCAAATAGCTGTATTTTATCAGAAGTAGTCATATATTTTCTCCTTTCATAATACTCGGGCATGGCAGTGCCCTGTATCTAAAGGATAGAAGTGCGGAGAAGAAAAGTCAATATAAGAAATAGCCGAAACGGTCAGCAATGACCGTCCACCAGAGCTGACCTACTGGTGCTGAAGAGTGCAGGTCAAAGAAAGGAGGGCAAGAAAATGGGAAAAACATTATTTCTGTGTGATGGGGAAGTACCAACCTGCAAAAAGAGCTCATGCTATAAAAATGCAGAGAGAAAGGATTCATGTCCTACATGCCATTACACATCGGATGTAACACATGCTGTGAATTTCAAGAAGACAAGACAGCCGAATGGATCATATTACGAAAGAGGTCCAGCGTGGGAAGAAGCAAACCTTGAGCAGAAGGCAGAATAACACGAAGAAAGTGTTGCCGGAAAGAAGCCGGCAACACTTCTTACAAGGATTATCTTTGGTTCAATGCTTTGGAGTTTATTGCGATTTCTTCAATGTCGTCATCTGAGTAAAGGACAGTAATGTACTTAGCTTCAGAAAGCACTTTTAATTGAGAACGCAATGTTGGTGTGTCTGGATGAGAGGAAAGAAACTTAGACAGGTTTACAGATTCTCCATCAGAACAGTTGATAAGTGACATTAAGAGTTGCTTGTTCATAGGGCCACCTCCTATCTAAAAACTCAGGCATGGCGTTGCCCTGTAAGACAAGAATATAGGAAGAAGGTCCAAGAGTCAAGAAATACCGTTCGAGATATATCGACAGAAAGCGAGGTGAGAAGAATGGAAAAACGAACAATTAGAGTAGTTAAACTTCGGGAGGCAGTTGGTAAAAACAAAAATAAAGAATTGGATGAAACAATAATCCAGACTTGCAAATGGATCCAGAAGAAACTTCAAATTTCAGACAAATCCATTAGAGATGAAAAAGTTCCGGAAATGATGAGTGCCCTGGCGGAGCTGGTGAGCGCCAGAAATGAGCGAGGTGAGAGAAGTTGCATCATAGTGGAATAGTATACGCTAAAGAAGTTCCTATGATAAAAGTCAAAACCGTAAAGGAGAAAAATGGAAAAGGAACCCCTCTGCAAACAGTAATACAGTATTGGACAAAAGATGGTGTGCTGGTTGCAGAAGGGCGTGTGAATCAACTTGATGAACCGGAAATAAATTGATCAGTTCCCTGGTGAATTTGTTTGCAGAGGAGATGAGAATACGAAAAAAAGAAAACGATATAGAGATATGACAGAAGAAGAACGGATAGAGCATGACAACAAAGTTATCGATCGGAACTACACAATAGCCTTGTATTTTAACCTGTTAAATCTTTTCATTCTATTTATTGCAAACCTAGATAAGATAGTATCTTTTGGACGTTATGTACTATCTTGTCTGCATTAGCCAGAAGACTGCAAATTGCGGTAATGACTGAAAGGATAAAGGATAAATTAGCTTTGAATTTAGCAGAAATAGATGTTTTTCTTGCACTATCGGCTTGTTCTTTTGCGAGATCTGCCCGGATAGATGCAGATTCTGCCAAAGAAGTTGTTTTATCTGCAATATCGTACAGTGGTTTAAGCTTTGTGTTAAACTCATCAGTCCGGCGCTTAGCTTGTTCAATAATTGCATTTCCGGAAGTTATGGTCACTAAGTGAGAAGAATCTACGAGGTTATAAGTTTCGTATTGATCAGTGTCTGCTTCTAGTGAACTTGCTTCTCTAAGTGAGATTAGATGTTGCTCATCGAACGATAGAACAAGATCTTCAATGTCATTATAAGAAGGAAATGTAGTTTTAAGCGAAGCATAAGAGATGTACGGATTGTTGTAGATGTATTCAAGAAGCGAAAAACTTCGATTATCTAATGTTATTTCGGACATATTAACCTCCACGTTTCCGGGTGTAGTGATAAGCAAGTGTTTATTAAAACTAGAATAGGAGAATTTAGGTAAAAAGTCAATATAAGAAATATCGGTAGTAGTAGAGTGAGGTGAGAATATGGAAAACATGGCATTAATGGCAATTGCAGCAGCAACACTCTTGAATTCAATCGGGTTGATTGTGCTTTCAATGGGAAGAAGATAATTTGAGTAAAGGGATAAAAGAAGGGAGTGAGGAAGGTGACATATCCAAAACCGTTTATGTCCCTGGCGGATCTGGCAACCTATACAGGGCTGTCAGAGGAATACTTACTGAGTGTGTACCGCCGCAAGGACAATGATTTTGCAGGAAAGCTGGATCCAGCAAAGAAGAATAGCAAGATTTTCTTTGACACAGAGAAGTTCGATCAGTGGAGAGCAAAGCAGATCAAGCTGGAAGTGGAAGCAATGAGAAGAAAAGGTTGTGGGGTAGCGTGAAAACCGAACCAAGACAGAAATTATGTAAACCAAAGAAAAAGAGCCGATGCATGGGGTGCACCGACTCAGGTCCATATGTAATCAACCAATTACATAGTATCACTGGGCCGCAAAAAAGTCAAGAAATCGAGGAAAAACCAGGGGTGAAATTCCCCTGTTTGGTACTCGATTAAGATATTAAACTTAGGAGCCTTTTGGTATGAAAACAAAGCGTAAAACCTGGTATCTGCAGAAGAAGGATATCCTGTATGTGGAAGAGAATCATGATGGTAAATATGGAGCTAAGGGGCAGAAGAGATTGCCGAAGAGGAAGACCACTCAGGAAGACATCCAGAGAGTAAACCGCTGGAATAAGTCGAAAAAGGCAAAGATCCGCTTAATGGAATATTTTTCCCCAGGTGATCTGTGGGCCACCTACACATACAAGCCCGAGAACCGCCCTCCAGATATGGACACGGCAAAGAAACAGTTTTTGGCAGTAATGGACAAGCTAAGAAAGATTTACAGGAAAAGAGGAAGAGAGCTTTTCTGGATCCGAAACATTGAAAAAGGAACCAAGGGAGCCTGGCATATCCATTTTGTCATAAACGATATCGGAGACACCGCCAGTCTCATAGAAAGAGCCTGGCCCTACGGTGGGGTGTATGTAACCCAGATCAGAAAGAGTAACTGTCCGGAAGAAGATTTTCAAAAGTTGGCAGATTACATCACTAAGGATGAGAGAACCAGGGAAAAGAAGAAAGATGGTACCCTGGCAAAACCAAGAGTTAGTGAAAGCAGCTATAGCCATTCGAGAAATATGCCGCTCCCGGAACCAGTGCCGAAAGAATTGAAGCGCTGGCCGAAGAAAGTAAAGCCGAAGAAAGGTTATTACATAGCGAATCTGTATGAGGGAAAGAATCCGGTTTCTGGATATAATTACCGGCATTACACAATGATCCGGTTAAACAGACGAATTTAAAGAGAAGAGGGTTAGAACCATGAAGGTGAATATTTACCTGGAAACGGACAAACAGTGCCAGGCATGTATACAGAGAAAATATGGATACGTGATTGAAATCATGCATCATGGACAGATTGTGACCAGGGAAGGATTTGGATGTGTGGTAAGCACATATCATCAATGCAACCTGCAGGCGCTTGCGGAGGCACTGGCAAGATTTCATTCTTCCTGCGAGATCTGTATACACACGAAAGATACCTTCGTGGCATCCAGAGTTCTGAGAATATCAGATCTGGCAGCAGGTGGCTTTAAGGATACAAAGGGGAACGAGATAAAGAATGCGGATGAATGGAGAAAGGTTTACCAGCCTATTGACAGGCTTAAGCTGGAAGTTTCTTCATCTGCCGGTACACATTCATATTCACAGTGGCTCCAGGAGGAGATGATAAAGCATGGAGATAGCTGAACTTTGGGGAAAAGGATGGAGTCTGCGCCCGGAACAGGATCCCAGGACAATGACATACATAGGAACAATAACAAGAGCTGGTATGAACTTCCACTACTACAGAGGGGATGATGGCGAGATCTATTTTGATGATGAGCCGGAAGGTGGAAAGCCGGAGTGGATGGAAAAAACCGACCGAAAGCAAAGAAATAGACGGAGCCGTAAAACCATAAAAAGATGAAAAGAGGAAAAGTATGAGGACGATAGCAGTAATCAATTTAAAAGGCGGTGTAGCCAAAACAATTACATCCAATAGCTTCGCCTATATTTTGGCGGAGCAGGGAAACCGAGTCCTCCTGGTGGACAACGATAAACAGGGGGACGCTTCCAGAGGATTGAATTGCCGCACACAGGATGGAGAAGGTATTGACCGGATTATGACTGCCAGACATCCGGAAGACTGGATGGGAAAGCTGATCAGACACACGGCATATTACAATCTGGATGTATTGCCGGCGAATATGCGTCTGTTGATGGCAAACCAGGAAGTGATGTTTGATCAGACGCGGCCACAGCAGTTCCGAATCAAAAATGCACTGGCATGCGTGGCGGAGCAGTATGATTTTTGCATAATCGATAATGCACCGGATATTAATATATCCACAATTAATGCGCTGACAGCCTGTGATGATGTTCTGATTCCAGTGGAAATTGATGATAATACCACAGAAGGTCTTCCGGAACTGGTGAATCAGATCGGATACACAAAAGAGGAATTGAATAAAGATCTGAAGAATTACTGGATCTTTATCACAAAGTATGACAAAAACAATCTGGCACAGGAGCAGGGAGCAGAACTGATACAGGCAGCAGGATATCCTATTCTCAGTACAAGAATCCGTTATTCCAGGAAAGTGTCTGAATGTACGTATGCAAGAAAGCCTATTCCGTTGTATTCTCCGCGTTCGTTGGCTGCAAAAGATTACAAACGCCTGGTAAAAGAGTATCTGGTGGCAGCAGGAATCATGATGGATAAATGGACGGAAGGGAGGGAAGCCTGATGGCATTCAATCTGGCCGACATGGTAAATAATCGTAAAAAGCCCACGGAGACTGAGAATATCAGTGATACAGTGTATCGGGATGTGTTTGAACTGGAGCCATCGAAAGATAATTTCTATTCCACAGATCCAGAGAAACTGCAGGGATTGAAAAACTCAATTCTTTTATTCGGGGTTATGCAGGATGTTCTGATCGAGGACGTGGATGGTAAAGACAGGATTATATCAGGGCACTGTAGGACAATGTGTTGCAGGATGCTTGTGGAAGAGGGACATGAAGAGTTCCGGAAGATTAACTGTAAATATACAAAAGTGAATCTGAATACAGAAAAGTTCCCAGAAGATAAAGATGGAAAAGTGGAACAGCTGATCAATAAGCTGGGAATCATCCAGGCGAACCGGTTCCGTGAAAAAAGTGATTGGGAGAAAATGCAGGAGGCGCTTATCACAGAAGAGGTAATTAAGGAACTTCGTGATCTGGTTGACCTGCAGGGGACAACCAGAAGCATGGTACAGGCAACTCTCGGAACATCAGGGACACAGTTAGAAAGATATCATGCAATCCAGAAAAAATTAAGTCAGGAGTTCATGCAAGAGTTTCAAAATGGAAACATCAATATATCTGTGGCAAGGGAACTGACAGATCTGGATGAGAAACACCAGGATGAGGCTCTGGGGTTGTACAGAAAGAATGAAACAATTACGCTACCAGAGGTTAAAGCTTTGAAAGAAAAACAGGAAGTAGGACGTCAGATTCCTGGACAGCTGACACTTGATGAAGCAATTGGACGAAGAAGACATCCGGAAGATGGAACGGTAATTGATGTTGACATTCAGATCGAACGATTCTTTGAAAGCTTAAAGAAATCAACAACAGAACGAATTCAAAGGCGGGATAAGAACATGTCCATTTATATGCTCAGCATTATATACAATGATGTGCGGATCAGAAATGGATATTTGAATTATCAGGGAAAATCAAATGGAATCCTGTTTAATCCTGGTAGTGGGGATGAAAAGTTGATTACATGGCAGCAGTTGGCTGAAACACTGATAGAGAAGTATGGAAAGAAACAAAAAGCGGTGAAGCTTGCACCTATGCCAGAACCACAAAAAGAATGTCCATACTATGATGCAAACGAAGTATTTCTGCCGGACATAGCAAGGATAATAAATGTATTCCTGGAAAATGCATATAAAGGCATGGGAACAGGTGATACAAGGCGTTTCAGAGTAATGGGAACGGAGTTTGCAGCAGTGCAAAGACCGAAAGAAGATGATTTCGTATTTTACGATGAACAGGGCGAAAAAGTCTGCTACGTATCGAGAGAACGCATGGCAGCAGAATATCAAAAACGGATAGTACCGGAAGATCCTGTTATTGAAGAATCAGATATGTCCGATTCGGACAAATGCGAACGTTGCGAAAACGCAGCGGAAAACAAGAAAATAGTGGACGAAAAGCAGCAGATAATAGAACTGATACCAGAAGCTTGGCCACCGGAGCTTAAAGATATTCCGGTTCCATCAATGATTGCAATGGATGATATTCTGCAAGATGCCGAAGAAAAGTTGAAAAACTATCTTTCAGTGGCTGATCAGGGAATTCCGGGAAGAACGATATTGAAATATCAGCTCATTGCCGGTGGACTCAGAATAATCAAGAATCTGGTGAGAGATTGTCTGGATGATGAAAATAAAGATGACGGAAAGAACGTCATGGAGCAGTTGCCACTTCCGGTGATGAGAAATAATGATCAGAGGAAAGAATGGCTGAGAAATTATAAAGCCTGGGGACTTTGGTATACAGATGAACATATTGGCGTCAGGTACTACAAATATGATTTTGCAAATGGCGCAAGACTTATTGCAGAAGAATATGATCGGGATACTGTTCATAGCCAGTGGGTATCAGATAATACAGAATCATATTACATGCATTTGATCGGAGGACCTGAACCGGAAAGAAAATCAGGAATACCTAAATGGACACAGCATGGAAGATACAATAAATTCCCAAATAGTGAAAGCGAATTGGTTGAATTCTTAAAGGAAGTACAGAGGGAAAGCAAATGAACAGGGCAGAAATGAGACGTAAGGCCAGAGAACAGGAAAATAGAACATGTAAGACTTGCAAGGATAATGATAATGGGCTGTGTGATCGGAAGGGCATACTGGTAGAAGATGATTACAGCTGCAGAAAATGGCAGCCTGACTGGAAAGAACGGTTTATGATTCGGTTTCTCAGAACCAAGTGAGGTAAGCAAGATGGTAAGTAGGATAAAAGAAAGATTGCTGCAGTATAAACAGGAACTGCAGAAACAGACGATGTACAAGGAAGGATTGCCGGGGAGTTCGCTGGATATCGTAAATAGTCTTCTGGATGATCTGGAAGAGGATGAAAAAGAAAACGGTTGGATTCCAGTCGGTGAGAGGATGCCCGACCCGGATAAACACATTCTGGTATCGTTTTTTAACTTTTCGCTACCGATGATTGGAAGATATACAGTCGACGATGATGACGGCGGTACGTTTAGAGTTGGTGACGAAGACGAGAGTTTTGTTGAACATGATTTGTATGTCAATGCCTGGATGCCACTTCCGGAACCGTATAAGGAGGATTGAAAAATGCGTTTAATAGATGCAGACAAACTGAAAAAAGATATGTTACTTAAAAACATCTTAGGTGAACCAATGCAGAAGATTATAGACAGATATATTCATATTGTGGACGAACAGCCGACAGCTTTTGACTTGGACAAGACTGTAAAAGAACTGGATGAAAAATCATTTTTTGCGGCGACATCCAAAGAATTTTACAACAATCCTAAAAACGGAGAATACGCTGAAAATGTTGTTTCTCTTGCGGATGCAATAAAAATTGTAAGAGGCGGTGGAGTTGAATGAGAGAAATATGAAAGGAAAGAAAAATGAAAGAGGGTAATTTGGTATTTGATATTAATGGAGAATTTATTACAGAGATTACAAGGGAGTGGTTTTACACAGGCGAGAAAAGCTATGAGACTGTAATGAAAATTCTGATGGACAGCATGACCGGAACAGATACACCGGAGGCACAGATCAGAAGATATGCAGAGGACATTCTGCTCGGCCGCGCCGCTCTGAAGGGAAGTACGACAGCAGGTACATATCATCTCGGAATATACGAACCGGGAGAAGAAGAACAGATGCCACGGAGCATGAACATCTGGAAAGAAATCGAAAGGCGGAAGAAAGCAGAGGAGAACCTGCGGCGCATGGTCGAACGATGGGACGTAGCAATGGGCCACATGTCGGAAAGCACACAAAGAGCAATACGAAAGGAACTTGGAGAAGAGACTGCGGAGGATAGACAGCAGGATGCGCTCGACAGTTTCATGGCACGAATGATGGATAAAGAAGATCACATCACAGAGGACTATGGATGGTTAGAACCGAACGGAACTTTTCATGGAGTGGAATGGGGAGCGCATCAGGATTGGGCGCAGAATTATATGAACGAAAAATTCCCGGAGGAAGCAATGGACGGAGATATTGACTTGCAGACAAAATGTAATGTTGGTCTGATTGGAGCAGGAGACTGGCTCGTCGAAAGAGGGTGGGTTCTCTTACACAATCCGAGCCAGGGAATTGCTTATCCGACAAAGAATTCGGTCAGAGAGTACACAAAAGCGCAGAAAGAGTTCCTGTACGATTATTACATGGAAAGAGGATGCAAAGAGGAGGCTAACGCAATATGGAAGGAGAGAGCTAAGAGATGAACAAAGTAATTTTACTGGGACGTTTAACAAGAGATCCAGAGGTAAGATACACCTCTGGAGAAAATTCATTGGCAATTGCCAGATACACACTGGCAGTAGATAGAAAAATCAGAAAAGATGGAGATGCAACGGCAGACTTCATTCCTTGTGTAGTATTTGGCAGATCTGCCGAGTTTGTGGAGAAATACTTCCGGAAAGGCTTGAAGATTGCTATTGTGGGACATATTCAGACTGGAAGTTATACCAACCGTGATGGACAGAAAGTTTATACTACAGAGGTCGTTGTGGAAGAACAGGAATTTGCAGAAAGCAAAGGCTCTGGATCTGGCAGCAGTCAGCAGAATATTCCACAACAATCACCAGATGTGGGACCTGATGGTTTCATGAATATCCCGGATGGAATTGAAGAGGAACTGCCATTTAGTTAATGTCCGACTCGGACAAGATGAAAGAAGGAAAAAAATGAGCGGACTTAAATTTCCAAAAGAAGAAACGAAGAAAAAAAGGATGTCCCATCCGGCCAGCATTCTCGGAAGCCGAAAAGGAAGATGTTACCTGTGCGGACGGTACATACAGACTGAAGAACATCATATTTTTGGCGGACCTAACAGAACATTATCCGAACAATACGGATTAAAAGTAGACCTGTGCCAAGAATGCCACCAGTTTGGAGTACATGCAGTACATAAAGACCAGACGGTAATGGATGAGCTTCACAGACTGGGACAGGAAGCCTTTGAGAGCCAGATTGGCAGCAGGGCACAGTTCCGGAAGATCTTCGGGAGAAGCTGGCTATGAGCGCAAGAAAAAAGCTGTATGAGATTACAACAATAGAGGGAGAAGTAGTTGAACCCTCAATATTAATACAAGAAGCCTCAAAGTTTCTTGGAAGAACGGTTGACAGTCTATATCTTGCAGCCATGGAAGGCCGAAAAGTCGCGGGAAAATACCGGATCAGACCGGTGGATGTAGAGCTTAGTAAAGAAAAGGATCGAAAACTACTATTGGAGTATGATCTGACCAGGCTGCAGATTATAAAGAGAGCTAGAAGTGGTAAAGCAAAACAAGTGGGGGACGATCTGTACCCCGCTTCAGGAAAGGGACAGATATGAATAAAAGAATCCGAAAAAAGAAATATAAAGAGCTTTGGCATGAGAATCCGCCCAAATGGTTGAAATTATTGAAGTGCAGAATAACACGCTATAAGCCAAAGGGAAATCCATACAACCTTAATTTTTCCTTTGAAATTCCAAAAACAGAGGTGGAGAAACTCAATCAAATACTTCTGGGAATTGAGAGAAAACAAGCATATAAGGAAAACACAGATAATCTTGTAAATACAACCAGGATATTGTCAGAATGGAGGAAACAGAACTGTGAAAATTAGAACTCAAAGTGGTCAATTGGTAGACATAACTGGGAAAGTAACTACGACAGTCCGCCTGCCAGATGGATCCTTTCAGATCCTGCTACATACTAAGGACAAAAAGGAAGGAGATATTCTTGGTGGATACAGTACAGAAGCCAAAGCAGTCCATGTACTCTGCGGAATCCAGGTGGCAGTCCGGCATCCGGAGAAGATCAGAATATTTGTAATGCCTGCTGATGAAGAGGTGAAATAGTATGACCCGAGCAGAAAGAAGGCGCCAGGCAAAGATGCAGGAAAAATATCAGGTTCCATTGAACCTTAATCTAACAGTGGCTCAGGTAGCAGGGATGACCGGGCAGCAGGCTTCTATATTGCAAACATACTTGAAAAGGATGGAACAGCAGAAAACAGAAGCTGTAACAGACGCTGTGATCAGAGAAGCTCAGGAGAAACTGGAGCGGGCAGAGGACTATATTACCATAACAAATATAATCATTTCCCTGTATGCGATTAAGTTTTCATGGGGATTTACAAAAGCAAACAAAAAATTCCTAAAGAACTGGAAAGCAGCAATGGATTATGTAGACCGGATTGGAGTTGCGAAAGCTTACGAGCTTGCACATAAGGAGATGGACATTGATGTAGAGTTTGAGAACCTGGCAAATTATAACATTTATGAAGAAATGGGATTTAACAGGGAATAGGTACGAGGGGTGATGGAAAATGAATAGCAAGATGGAAGATAGAACCTGTAAGACCTGCAGGCACAATGACGATCTTCTCTGTGACAAGAAAGGAATCTGGATCAGAGATGACCATAGCTGCAGTAAATGGGAAACGCAACCATGGCAGCAGTGGAGAAAAAGTATGTTGACAAGGTTCCTCAGAACGAGGTGAGACAATGGAAAAAGAGACATACAAAGAAATTGAGAAAATTGCGGATAACATCCAGGCAGAAGCTGGAAGAAAAAGGTGTAGAGAAATAGAAAACGTTAACAGTTTCTATGATGGCTATATCCAAGGTATTGAAGATTTGTTAAGAAGCATTCGCCAGGAGAAAATTGCAGGAGGTGAAGTAGGTGGAAAGATTAACTAAAAGAAACAAAAATGATCGAGCTTATTTTCCTGAATGCTTCAATGATCCTTGCAATGGACTACAATGCGCCAAGGATGATTGCGAATTTTTAGAGAAAGTTTGCGAAAAGTTAGCGGAATGCGAGGATAAAGAAGAACCTAAAAAGGTAATTAAGATTTGCACTGTAGTTTCAAATGAAAAATATGAATGCCCGAAATGCGGCAACTATTTAACCGAAAGTGATGTTTTTGCCGGCTACTGCAAATGGTGCGGACAGAAGATAACCATGGAGGGAAAATAGATGGAGGATAAAACCTGTAAGATCTGCAAAGATAAGTAACGGGTTGAGAATTATATGAAAAGAATAATCCAGAAGCTTTTAAAAATGTATGGAATGGGGATGAAATAAATGGTAGATGTAATTGTTGCAATGGGTGTTGGTGTGCTGATTGGAGCCTTTGGTGTAATCGCCTGGCTCTTGCATGATAATAAAGACGATTAAGGAGCTAAGAGATGAACAAAGTAATTTTAATGGGACGTTTAACAAGAGATCCAGAGGTAAGATACACCTCTGTAGAAAATTCTTTAGCAATTACCAGATACACACTGGCAGTAGATAGAAAAATCAAAAGAGATGGAGAAGCAACAGCTGACTTTATTTCTTGTGTAGCCTTTGGCAGATCTGCTGAGTTTGCAGAAAAATATTTTCGAAAAGGAACGAAGATTGCAATTGCAGGACGTATTCAGACTGGAAGCTACACAAACCGTGACGGGCAGAAGGTTTACACTACAGAAGTTGTGGTAGAAGAACAGGAATTTGCCGAAAGCAAAAATTCCAGATCCGGCAGCAGCCAGCAGAATGCTCCGCAGCCATCTCCAGATGTAGGTACAGAAGGCTTCATGAACATTCCAGACGGAATTGAAGAAGAACTTCCGTTCAGTTAGAAAACAAAGAAAAGGTAAGAAGGAAAAACTATGAGCGGACTAAAATTTCCGAAAGGTGAAAAGAAGAAAAAAAGAATGTCCCACCCACCAAGTATTCTTGGAAGCAGAAAGGGCAGGTGCTACTTGTGCGGCAGATACGGACATACTGAAGAACATCATATATTTGGTGGTCCGAATCGGACACTATCAGAAAAATATGGATTAAAGGTTTATTTGTGTCTGGAGTGTCATTCGAGTGGTAAACATGCCGTACATAGAGACAAAGCAGTAATGGATGAGCTTCACCGCCAGGGCCAGGAAGCCTTTGAGAACCAGATCGGCAGCAGGGAACAGTTTCGGAAGATCTTCGGGAGGAATTGGCTATGACATTATATGAGATCACAGAAGACATAACAAAAGAATCAGAAGAGACAGTAACCATAGAAGAAGCATCAAAAAGGCTGAACCGAACAGTCGGGAGTTTGTACGGCGCCGCAGCTGAAGGAAGAAGGATAAACGACAGATATTATCTAAGAGCTACAGACCGAACCCTCAGCAGAAACAAAGACCGGAACCTGCTTCAGGAGTATGATCTGATTCGGCAGCAGTTATTGAGGAAAAAGAAATGAGCGCCAAGATAATCCTGCACCCAGATGCTCCTGGATATTGTAAGGAATGTATATACGACACAAAAGACGGTCAGTGCATGAATGAAGAGTATAAGAAAAACGCATATAAAGTCATTTGTGTTTGGCATTATTGCAAATATAAGAAAGTGAGAAAAGAAAGGAAATGACAAGAGCAGAAACAACCAAGTTCCTTGGACAACTACTTGTATCTACTCGTATTGGCGGAGCTGGGTCGCACTGGGCCAGCGAGGTTAGCATTGATCCATGGACATCAAAGGCAAAACGAGTGGATTATATGGAGTTTTGCCCAGCAAATCAATACTCTGTATCCGGAATAGAAAAAGGTATATTCACTTGCTATGAGATCAAAAGTTGTAAGGAAGATGTTTATAGCGGTAATGGTTTGAATTTCTTTGGAGAAAAGAACTATATAGTAACTACGATGGAGTGTTACAAAGAAATTCAGCCAGATTTTAGAAGTGGTAAATTTGCTAATTACATGCGCGAAAAACACCCAGATTCATCAATTTATTACGGCGTTATGGTTCCTATTCCGTTCTGGGGAGAAGCAACGGAAGAATTTAAAGATCCTACATCATTAAGCGAGGATAGAGACTGGAAGCTGGAAGTTGTATTGCCTTGCAGGCAGGGAATAAGAACAAAGTCCATGACAGAATTGCTGTTTTGCATGTTACGGAGCGGACGTTGAGGAGGGAGAGATGTGAGCAGGGTAAAAGAAAGACTTAAGCAGTACAAGCTGGATCTGGAAAAGCAGACTCAGTATAAGCAAGGACTTCCAGGGAGTGCACTTGATATTGTAAATACGCTTTTAGCAGATCTGGAAGAGGATGAAAAGAAAAACGGTTGGATTCCAGCAAAAGAAAAACCTTCAGAGTATGGGCGGTATTTGGTTACTTTCAAGCAGAGTAAAGAGGTTTATATTGCAGAATACGGAATCTGCCAGATGCCAGTGACGGTATTGGGACAGCCTTTGGGATGTGGATGGTACAGTTCAACTGGGTATTATTATGCGGAAGACAGTATTGTGGCGTGGAAACCACTTCCAGAACACTCATATAAGGAGGATAAGAAACATGAGACTGATTGACGCTGATTTAGTGCTTAAAAGATTAGAAGAATGGAATACATCAGATAAAATGGATAAAGCACTATATAACTTTGCACGAAACAGAATTGTCGAACAACCAACAGCCTATAACATTGATAAGGTTGTGGAGCAGCTGGAAGAGATCAAGAGAATGATGGAATCAAATATCAGCCCAGATTGTTTTCGGGAGGAATGTATAGAAGCTGATTGCACAATCTGCCTTGCTGGTAAGGTGATCGAAATTGTGAAGGGTGGTGGGACTGAATGAGAGTGGAAGAAATTGCATTAAGACAGGAAATTAGACAAATGATGAATGAAGCTGGGTTGAATAAGAATACCATTCGTGAAATGGCTCAGAAACTTTTAGAAGAAGAGGTTAAAAAGCAAGTAAAAACTGCTTTTGCACAAAATAATATTGAGAGGATAGTTACAAGAAATATAAGCAAATGGGATTTGAGAGAAGCAGTAAAAGAAGGAGTAAGGGATTACGTCAAATCTGATATTAAAGTATCAGTAAAAATTGAAGAGGGGGTATCCGAGTGAGAGAAATTCTTTTCCGTGGCAAATGTATTGATAACGGCGAATGGGTTGAGGGATATTATTACAAAATGTCTGAAACAACATATTGTTTTAAAGAGGACTATGAACGGAAACCAGTACCAGAACATCACTATATTTTGCAAGAGAGGATGACCGACTGGGGACTCCCAAATCAAATTGTACAGATTGAAATCGAACCAGAAACACTCTGCCAGTTCACAGGACTTTGCGACAAGAATGGGAAGAAAATCTGGGAAAATGATATTGTACTTGTAATTTATGAAAATCGGTACTATGAAAAAAAGGAATTAAGCACTGGAAAAATAGTTTTTACTCGTGGAACATGGTATATAGGCGGAAAAGTTTGTAATGAGTTGTACGCGATTGACGAGGATGCGATATTTCAAGTTGAAATAGTGGGAAACATTTTCGACAATCCAGAATTATTACAGGAGGCAGAGAAGTAATGGAACGTTTATCGAAGAACCATGTTATGAGAGAAATCCAGGAAGACAGAGAAACTAGCCTAAGATGTTACGAGGATAAACCAACGAGAGACATTGTAAATTTTTGCTATGATTGCATTGAAAAAGCTATTAATGATCTTCCGCAGGACAATCCCAGAAATACAGATGAAGTGGAACGGTGGATCCCGGTTACTGAGAAAATGCCAGAAGAACATAATTCTATATTTGCAAAATGGAAAGGCACAGAACATTGGAGCAATGCAATGCTTGAAAAGAGATCCGATGAGGTTCTTGTAACAGTTGAATATCCAGATGGAACAAGAGTTACAGAAGCAACATACACAATTGATGGAAAGTGGAAAATGATAGCGAAAGTGCTTGGAGGAACTGTGATTGCCTGGAAACCATTTCCTGAACCGTATAAGGAGAATTGACAAAATGAGCAGAATACTACCAATCCTTTTTAACACAGAAATGATCCGGGCTATATTGGACGGTAGGAAGACATGTACCAGGAGAATCGCAAAGAAAGTTCCAAAAGAAACATACAGAATTGAGGAAGAAACACAAAATGGAAATTTGATGTTCCAATGTATTTGGGGCGGCTATATGCCAGATGTTCAGGGATTTGTGGATGGCTATACGAATTTGAGTCCACCATATCAACCTGGAGATATATTATGGGTGAGAGAAACCTGGTGTTGGTGTCCATGCTGGGATTGTGGTATGGATACAGAAGAGGGATGCTGTGATAAGGAAACGGACCGGATCTATCATCCAGATCGAAGAGAATATGGATGTTATGGATATAAAGCATCATTTCAAGAATATGAAGAGCCATTTGAAAGATGGCATCCATCAATTCATATGCCAAGAAAAGCAGCACGCATTTTTCTTGTGGTCAAAAACGTAAAATTAGAACCACTGCAGGATATAACAATAACCGAAATTCGTAACGAGGGACTTTCTTCCATGGCAGTTCATGCTGGAGATACGGAAATGGCAATGGCTGAATGGAAAAGCCTATGGAATGGCACTGTCAAGAAAAATGATCTTAACCGTTACGGCTGGGAAGCAAATCCATGGGTATGGGTAATTGAATTTGAACGAATTGACAGAATCGTGGGAGGTGAGACCAATGGACAAGAGAATTCTGGAACAGTACATAGATGCTTGTGCACTGATCAAGGAGACGGAAGTGGAGATTCAAAGGTTGAGGAAAAGGAAAGAAGTAACTCAGGATTCTGTCCGGGGCAGTAATCCTGAATTTCCTTACCAGCCGCAGAACTTTCGGATCCAGGGAACGCGAGAAACCATGAAAGATAGAAATCTCATGGATGAAGAGGAAAAACTCCTGAAAGAAAGAAAAGAAAACGCAAACAGGATAAAACGAGACGTGGAGCAGTGGATGAATAGGATCCCAATGAGAATGCAAAGAATCATCAAGTGGAAGCTGTTTGATGGATTGACCTGGCAGCAGGTGGCACGAAAGCTGGGACCTAAAGCTACAGAGAATTCTGTGAAAAAAGAATTCGAAAGATTTTTAAGAAAAAAATAAAAAATGTCACGAATGTCACACATGTCACGATTTAATATGTAATAATGTAAACTGAACCAAGTGGATAAAGAACACTGTTCGGTTCAAGTAAACCCCACAGATTAAGTAAGTATGATTGCCAGGTAAAATGCCTGGCAGTTGTATTGAAAAATCAAAACTCTCCTTAATGAGTGATGAAGATGCAAGTGCCGCAACACTGTCTGTGTACTTCGAGGGTAGGAATGAGATTTCTTAAATAATGTTGCAGACGTAAATAAAAAGAATCAGGGAAGAACCTGGAAACCTCCATGCGATTGGTATAGCGGCACGTATGGATTGCAAACCCGGAACATAGCTCAGTGGTAGAGCAGCTGGCTTATAACCAGTGTGTCGGTGGTTCGATTCCGCCGGTTCAGATTCGGTTGTGCCGCCGATATAATGGTACGATATCGACTCATACATATTTTTCTAAGAACATCCGGTTGAATACTGGATGTTCTTTTTATGCAGCAGAAAGGAAGGACAAGCATGGCAAGAGAATTTGCAAAAGCATTTTATCAATCAAAACAGTGGCAGAAGTGCAGAACTGCTTACATAGCTTACCGAAAATCCATTGATGGTGGAATGTGTGAGTCTTGCCATGAAGCGCCTGGATATATTGTGCACCACAAGATACATCTTACTCCAGAGAACATCAATGATCCAGACATCAGCATGGGCTTTGGCAATCTGAAATATGACTGCCATGCTTGCCATAATGCAGAACATGGGGCAGCAGCTGTTCCAGGTTTAGTTGAATATACCTTTGATTCACAGGGCAATCTGGTGCTAGGCCCCCCTAAAAACGATTAGGGCATAGGGGAACACGAACCGGGAGGGGAGATTAATTTTTACGCACGAAGAAATCGCGTGACCGGTGTAGTAGGAGGTGAGAACGTTGCAGAAAAATAACCCGATTTTTGCCGAAACAGGGGAACTCTTGAATAAAGAAGCAATGATTAAAAAAGAACTGAAAAAAATAAAATCAATTTACAAAGATCTGGATTTGAAGCGTAAGAAAAATGCGGAATCGCTTATGAATTCTGCAGCGTTTATGGCTGTTTCCATGATGGAATTAGAGCACATTATCAACCTGAAAGGATACACGGAAGAGTACCAGAATGGGGCGAATCAGAAGGGGATTAAAAAGTGCAGTGAGGTTGAAATCTATAATAACCTGGCAAAAAATTATCTTTCTTACGTGAAACAGCTAGACGATATGCTTCAAAAAGCAGGAGGACAGACCAAGAGTGATGAGCTCATAGACTTTCTGACGGGCGGTGGGTAAATGACGGAATTTGAGCAGTATTTCACCGGCCTTTTGGATGGTAAGATTGTAGCCTGTGAAAAAATGAAAAGAGTTGCAGACATGCTCCTTGAACAGTATTACTCTCCAGGGGAATTTCATTTTGACTATGATATTGCAAAACGTCACACGGATTTTATCGAAAGATTTTGTAAGATTCCATCTGGCAGGATTGGAGCTCCTTTAAAGTTGGAGTTATTTCAGAAAGCCAGGTTTCAGGCAATATATGGATTTGTAGATGACAATAACCTTCGCCAGTACAATGAATGTTTGATTGTTGAAGGTCGAAAAAACGGTAAAACAACGGAAACTGCATCTGTGGAAATTGATCTTTTAGTAAATGATCGGGAAGGTGCTCCGCAGATTTACAATGTGGCAACCATGCGCGATCAGGCAGCTCTTGGATTTACTGCATGCTACAAAATGGTTCAGCAAAGTCCCTTGTTAAGCAAGCATATCAAAAAGAGAGCAAGCGACCTTTATTTTAAACAGAATTTTGGATTTATAAAAGCATTGGCAAGTAACACCAACAGCCTTGATGGACTTGATGTTCATGGTGGGGTTATTGATGAACTTGCTGCTATAAAAAACAGAGATATCTATGATTTGGTAAAACAGGCAATGGGAGCCAGACGGCAACCGTTGCTTTTTTGTATTACAACAAACGGATTTATCAGAAACGGAATATTTGACGCACAGTATGACTATGCAGCAGGAATCCTGGAGGGAAAAATACAGAATAATAGATTTATTCCGTTTATTTATGAACTTGATGACAGAGAAGAATGGGATAAAGAAGAATGCTGGGAAAAGGCAAATCCTGGCCTTGGTCCGATCAAATCTTACGATTATCTCCGGCAAATGGTGCAGAAAGCAAAAGATGATCCTACATTCAAACCAACAGTTCTTGTAAAAGACTTTAATCTTAAACAGACTGCGGAAACTGCATGGCTCCGTTGGGAAGATCTCAATAATGAAGAACGAATTGGGGATAAAAAATTCCGGTATGGAATTGGCGGGTTTGATGCAGCTGATTGTGTGGATCTGAATGCAGCGAAGGTACTTTGCATGCGCAAGGGTGATGAAAAGATTTATGTTAAGCAGATGTACTGGCTTCCACAGCGTGTATTGGATGAATATGAAAACTCCGGAAGAAGACAAGGACGTGACAATGCACCATACACCTTGTGGAAAGAACAGGGACTGCTGAGAACGGTTGATACCTATAAGGTGAATAAGAAGGTAATCTTAGACTGGTATCTGGAAATACAGGAAAAAGAGGATATTTACATGATGGCGATAGGTTATGATCCATGGCATATTGATGATTCACTTTTGCGAGAGTTCGAAGCTGCTTTTGGAAAATCTGCAATGATACCAATCCGGCAGGGCGTTGCAACTCTTTCTCAGCCCATGAAAGAGTTAAAGGCGGATCTGAGTGCCAAGAAGGTCGTTTACGATAACAATCCAATTGACAAAATGTGCCTGGCAAATACGGCGGTAAGGACTGACATAAATGGAAATATTCAGCCTGTAAAAACAGATGATCCAAGAAAAAGAATTGATGGAACTATGGCGTTGGTTGATGGCTACGTAGTCCTTAGAGATAAATTTGATGAGTATATAAGCTTGATTTAAGCAGGAGGTATATATGGCATTTTGGAACAGAAACAAAAATCGAGGGAGGGAACCTACCGCAGATAAGCCTAATACAAGTGAACAGTACAAGATGGTGACAACCTGGGGCGAACATTATTATTCCTGGAATGGAAAATTATATGACAGTGATATCATCCGGGCATGCATTCGTCCAAAGGTGAAAGCTATCGGAAAACTTGTGGCAAAACATATACAGGAAAACGAAAAAGGGTTAAAGGTAAACCCCAAAACCAGTATAAAGATGCTTTTAAGTAACCCGAATCCTTATATGACAGGGCAGATGTTCCAGGAAAAGCTTGCGAATCAGCTATGCCTTAGCAACAATGCTTTTGCACTGATCGTTCGAGATGAGAATGGATATGCAGAGCAGATGTATCCGATTCCGGCAACAATGGTGGAAGCGATATATGGGACTGCAGAAGAACTTTTTCTGAAATTCACTTACAAGAATGGAAAAACGGGTACCTTTCGGTATTCGGATATTATCCACTTGCGCCAGGATTATGAGGGGAATGATATCTTCGGAGAAAATCCGGCACCGGCGCTGGCTCAGCTAATGGAGTGTGTTGGATACATAGACCAGGGAATTGTGAAGGCAATTAAAAATTCCGGAATTATCCGCTGGCTGCTGAAATTTACCAGTTCCATGCGTCCGGAAGATGTAAAAACCAATGTAGAACAGTTTGTAAAGAATTATCTTGCTATTGAAACGGATACTTTCGGAGCAGCTGGTGTGGATGCTAAGGTCGACGCAAAACAGATTGAAGCAAAGGACTATGTTCCGAATGCGTCACAGATGGACCGGATCACAGACCGGATTTATTCTTTCTTTAACACCAACAAACATATTGTGCAGTCAGATTGGAATGAAGATCAGTGGACAGCATATTATGAGGCGGAAATTGAACCGGTTGCAATACAGCTTGGGAAAGAGCTTACAACAAAGCTCTTTTCACCAAGAGAGAGAGGCTGTGGAAATTACATAACATATGAGTCCAGCAACCTCCAGTGTGCAAGCATGAGTACCAAACTTGCATTTCAGTCCATGGTGGATCGAGGAGCAATGACACCCAATGAATGGCGTGCAATCTTGAATCTGGCACCTATTGAGGGCGAAGATAAGCCAATCAGGAGACTGGATACCCAGGTGGTGGACATGCTGGAAAGTATGCTTAACAAAATGAACGGTGAAAATTACCGCGAAATGGCAGGATTAATGGGGCAGTTGTTAAAAGCTGCTTATATAGAGATGCATGGAGGTGAAAAGAAAGTTGAAACATAGAATTGATGTCAGAGGAGCAATGATACCAAATGACTATAAATGGTATTATGACTGGTTTGGCGAAGACAGTACATGTCCGAGAGACGTAATGAAGGTTTTATCGGCAGCAGTCCCAGGAGATGAGATTGAGGTATATATCAATTCCCCAGGCGGAATAATCGATGTTGGATCTGAGATTTATACCTTACTCAGGAGCGCTGCGGAAAAACATGATATGCGTATATACATTATGGGGGAGGCTTGCAGTGCTGCTTCTATAGTGGCATGTGCCGCTTACTGTGAAATGTCTCCAACGGCACTCATGATGGTGCATTGTGTATCTTCAGGAGCCAGGGGAAATCACAGTGATATGGAGCACATGGCAGAAGTTCTTAGAACTGCCGATCAGGCATTGTGCACAGCATACACTGCAAAGACTGGAATGTCCGAGTCGGACGCATTGGAAATGATGGAAAATGAAACCTGGCTTACTGCTGAACAGGCGAAAGAACGAGGGTTAATTGACAAGGTGATGTTTCAGGAGCCGGAAGAAAAGCAACCTTTCGTTGCTGCCGTAAATTTCCACTTGCCATCATCTGAGCAGATGGCGAAAGTAAAAGCTATGATGGAAGCTGATACAGGGGATGGCACAGAGAAAGAAAAAGCTGTAAAAATAGCCAGGGCAAGAGCTGAATTATTATCTTTGGCTGAAAGAAAATTAATGGATTAACAGGAGGAATGAGAGATGACTTATAACGAGTACACAGAAAGTCGTAAAAACCTTATCACAGAGGCTAACGGTCTTATCAATGAAGGAAAACTGGATGAAGCAAATGCAAAAATGGAAGAGGCAAAAGCTCTGGATGAAGAGTGGGACAAGACTGCAGAAGCAATGGCAACTGCAAAAGCCCTGGAAGGTAACCAGCGTGCATTCAACGTCCAGGATCTGAATGATTCCGTAGCAGCGGCTGCTGCAAGTGGTGGAGAGGCCACTGCGAAAATGAGTTTTGTTCAGGAAACTGCTGGCAGCTTAGAGAATGATCAGCATAGTACTGATGCTTATAAAATGGCATGGGCTAAAACCATGATGGGGAAAACTCTTACTGCAAAAGAAACAGAGATCATGGAAAAAGCAAATGCATATACCCATACAACTGAAAATACTGGAGTGGTTATTCCAAAAACAGTAGCTGACGGTATCTGGGATATGGTAGAAGAGCTGTATCCGTACTGGAACGATATTCAGAAAACCTATGTCAAAGGAAACTACAATGTTCCGATTGGAGATGAATCCACTGCTGCCGAATGGTACGAAGAGGCAGACGTAACTGCAGATGGAAAAGATACACTGAAGGAGCTCGCACTGAATGGCTGTGAATTATCCAGATGCGTAACCATTTCCTGGAAACTGAAAGAGATGGCAATTGATGATTTTATTAATTATATTCAGCGGAAACTGGCAAGAAAAATTGGTGCAGGGCTTGGATATGGAGTAACCCATGGTAAAGGAAAGCCAAGTGCAAGCGATCAGTTCAAGCCAGAACCTTTGGGGGTAGTTACAGCTCTGGAAAAGGAAGATAAGACTCCACAGATTACAACTTATGAGAAGGGAAAGCTTGCATACCAGGATTTGACCAATGCGAGAGCAAAGGTAAAAGTTGGGGCGAATGAGCTTAAAATTTATGCAAATTCCACCACTATTTGGAGTGAACTGGCAAATGTAACAGATAAAAATGGAAAACCGATTTTCATTCCGGATCCATCTGAATCCGGTGTATTTAGAGTGCTTGGAATGATGGTAAAACAGGATGATTCCATGGAGGACGGTGAAGTCCTGATGTCCAGTCCATATGTAGGCTATCAGGCAAACGTAAACAAAGATCTCACAGTAATGACTGAGGATCATGTAAAAGCCAGAAACACTGATTATTGTGGATATGCTATCGCGGATGGTGGTGTTACTTCCACAAAGGCACATGCTCTGTTGAAATATACCGTGACAGAAGCCACAAGTGATACAGATCAGAAAACTCAGGCGGGGGAATAACAAGCCGGGCAGCAGCGGCGGCAAATACTGTTGACTACAGTGCTTACACAATAGCACAGCTAAAAGCAGCAGCCAAGGAAAAAGAAATCCCAGGATATTCTAAAATGAAAAAAGAAGAACTGCTGGAGGTGCTTATGAATGACGTTTTCTGAAAATCTGATACAAGACCTTATGAGAACAGTTCGGGGAAAATCTCAGGTGACAAAGTTGGACGTCACGGATCTTGCCGAGGCGTGTGTAGTAGATCTTAGCTTGGTTGGAGTATATGTAACTGATCCAGAAGAACCCCTGTGTAAGCAGGCTTTAAAACTTTATTGCAAGGGGCATTATGGATATGACAAAGATCAAACAACATTCAGGGCGGCATATGCCGCCTTGAGAGATTCTATGGCTCTTTCTGGAGATTACGGTAAAAAAGAGGTGAACCAGGATGGATGAAGAAGCAAAGCTTCTGGTAGTGAAAAATGCGAAGGATAAAGATGGATTTGCGGAGGAAAGCATCACAGAAGAATATCCAGTTTATGTAACTGAAAAATCTGCTACAAGATCTGAGTATTATGCTGCTTTACAAGCCGGAATTCAGATTAAGCTTGTGCTTGAAATGAGACTGGAAGACTGGGAACAGACTGCGCACCTATCGGGAAACAGAAAGGAATATGCTACACAGCTGGAATATGACGGAGCTGTATATGATATTTTGAGAACCTACAGGGCAGATAAGGCAAAAATAGAAATCATATGCACATAGGGGTGAGAAGATGAATGTGAACCAGAAAATTGAAAATGCACTTTCGGACTTGGTAGCAGGAAATATCTGGCCGCTGGCGTGTCCGTTGGAGGAAAAACCGAATACATTTGCAGTATATATGATTGAACGGACAACCCCGGCGGATTATGGGGATGATTCGCACAGTGAATGGATTCAACACCTGGAAATCACATGGTTTTCTCGTTCTGCATCCGGGAGCAAAAGGAAACCGGTTAATTACCTGGCAGCCGAGGAAAAGATTATTGCAGCGCTTGAAACAGCAGGGTTCACAGTCAAGAATTCTATTCCTGGCTATGAAGGGGATACTGGTTATACAACTTGTACCATTACATTTTGCATCAGGAAGGAGCAATGAAGCAATGGCAAAGTGCAGGGTGGATTCCATGGATGATCTGCTGCAGACACTGGAGAATGCTGCAGATGTTGACTCAATATCAGAAGAAATGCTCACAGAAGGAGCGCAGGTCCTTCAAAAGAACATTCGTGAAGAGATAACCAGCGCGGCAGACCGCGGATATGCAACAGGAGAACTGGCAAGCTCGGTGATACCAGATACTCCAGAGAAAAATGCGTTTGGCCATTACGTTAGTGTCAGACCGGTTGGAATTGACAGTAAAGGCGTAAGAAACGGAGAAAAGTGGGGATATCTGGAGAATGGAAACGGAGGTAATCAGAAACCTCACCCATTTGAAGATAGAGCAACAAAAAGATCAGAGACTGAATGTACAGAGAAAATGCAGGAAGTATTTAATAGACATATAAACATATAGTAGGAGGATATTAACATGGCTAAAATTGGATTTGAGTACATTGTAGCAGCAAAATTAGATACAGAGGCGTCTGTAAGCAAAGCAACAGCAAAGTATAAGGAAGCGAGAGTAATTGGTCCGGCAGCAAATGCAAACTTTAATATTAACACCAGCGATGTAAAAGATTATGGTGATGATAATGTAGTAGAAACAGACGTATCTCCGACAGGTGGTACAGCTTCACTGGAACTGAATGAGCCAACTATGCAGAATGAAGGATGGCTGCTGGGACATACAGTGACAGAAGATGACGGAATGGTCAGAAATGCGAACGATATTCCGCCATATGTAGGTATTGGATTTGTTGGGAAATCTGTCCGGGCACATGAAACAGTATTTAAAGCAAAGGTTTATTTAAAAGTACAGTTTAAAGAACCAAATGATGAGAATGCAACCAAACAGGACACTGTAACATTTACACATACAACAATGGAAGGTAATTTATACACTTTGCAGAATGGTGATATGAAAGCCGAAAATGAGTTTAAAACACTTGCGGAAGCAAAAACATATGTGAATAAAATTCTTGGGGTTACCGATTCTTCAACCGGTAAGTAAGGAGTAAAACATGGGCATATTTAAACCAAGAGGAGTGGCAATTGTTTTGAATGGAGAGGAAAGACATTTCCTCTTCACTCTCAACATGATTGATCAGATTGAAGAAAAGTATGATAAACCATTAATGGAAGTGCTTGAGGATGTAGCAAATGACACAGGAAATGGACATTTGATGCGCGATATTGTGGTCATACTTCTGAATGACGAAGCAGAGCGAAATAAACGTATGAAGGCAAGCGTTGAATACTCAACTGTGACAGAAGCAGATGTGGGAGACATGATCGGGCTTGACAATTACTATGAAGTTATGAAAGCGCTTCTGAAAGCCTATGGAATATCCATGCCAGAGGTAGATGAGGACGAGGACCCAAACCAGAAGAGCGGGCAAATGAAAAGCTGAATATTGCCCGCATAGTTTACATCGGAATGACAAAATTGTATTATACGGAATCCGGAGTGCTGGATATGACGCCCAGGAAATTTTACAGGATGTATGATGAATATTTAATTATGAATGGGCTGAAGAAAGAAATTGATTCAGCAATTGATGCATTACCATAGGAGTGTTCATGTAAGGTGAACACTCCTTTTGTTATGCTTAAAAGGAGTTAAAATGGCAAAAAAAGAAGTTGGAATTACGCTGGCGCTCGGCGGGGAAAAAGAATATACACAGGGATTTTCAAATGCTGTAAAGGTTACGAAAATGCTGCAGGCAGAAACCAAAAGCCTTGCGCAGGAATTTGAAGGAAGCGCAAACTCCATGCAGGCCTTGCAGTCTAAGCAGGAAAACTTAATCCGGCTGCAGGACTCTTTTAAGCAGAAACTAAATGCAGCAAATACGGGACTTGGAAATGCAAGAAAGCAATATGAGGAGCAGGCAAAGGCAGTAGAAACGCTTAAGGAAAAGCTTGATACTGCACAGAAATCCCTGGACAAAATGAAGGAGCAGGGCGAGGAAGGCTCCGATTCTTATAAAAAACAGGAAAAAGCAATTGAAGAGCTGAATAATGCCCTTACAAAGCAGACGACAAACATGTTGAATGCACAGGGCCGTGTAACGGACTGGAATAAGAAAGTAATTCAGGCTGAAACGGATGTGCGCAAAAACAGTAAGGCACTTGAAGAAAACGGAAAATACCTTGAAGAAGCAAAAAACTCAGCAGATGGGTGCGCTACCAGCATTGATGAATTTGGAAAATCAGTAAAAAAGGCAAACTCTGAAGTTGATGATTTAAATACAAATGCAGGAGAAGCTGGCGAAGTATTTACTGGAATTGGTGAAAAAATTGCCAGTGCTGTTGTAATGAAAGGTGTATCTGTTGCGGCAGATGCACTTGGTACTTTAAAGGATAAGGCTGTTGAAGCGGCTGAGTATGTGGTAGAGGTAGGAAGCTCTTTCGAAGCCGGAATGAGTGAAGTGGAGGCTATCTCCGGAGCTACTGGTTCAGAATTGGAAGCACTGGAATCCAAGGCGAAGAGTCTCGGTAGCAGTACGAAATTCTCTGCTACCGAAGTTGCCGGTGCAATGACAAACATGTCCTTGGCAGGATGGTCTGTTAACCAGACCCTTTCTGGTATTGATGGTGTTCTGCAGTTGGCAGCCGCTTCCAATATGGATCTGGCAGATGCATCCCAGATTGTTACAGACAATATCAGTACTTTTAATCTGGAAGCTTCACAGTCAACCCATTTAGCAGATATGATGGCATATGCACAAGCAAACAGTTCTACTACAGCAGCAGAGCTGGGCGAGGCATATAAGAACTGTGGTGCCAATATGAATGCCGCCGGTCAGGACATTGAGACCACAACTTCTTTCCTGGAAGCATTGGCAAACAACGGACTCCGGAGCAGTGAAGCTGGTACCTCCCTTGCTGCCATAATGCGAGATCTGACCAGTAAGATGAAGGATGGAAAGATTGCCATTGGTGATACTTCTGTTACCGTAATGGATTCCAACGGAAATTTCCGTGACATGACGGATGTATTGAAAGATGTAGAGTCTGCTACAGATGGAATGGGAGATGCCCAGAAGCAGGCGGCTCTTATGGCTACATTTACATCTGACTCCATTAAGGGCTTGAACATGCTTCTTAATACCGGCGCTGATCAGGTGGCTGGCTATGAGGAAAGCCTGAGAAATTGTTCAGGTGCGGCTTCTGATATGGCAGATACTATGCAGGATAACCTGCAGGGTAAACTGACAGAGCTTAGCTCTGCTACAGAGGGACTGGGAATTGCAGTGTATGATTACATTTCAGGTCCCTTGCAAGGCGGCGTGGAGCTGCTTACGGATGCTGTATCCGGATTAACAGACGCGATTACACCTCAAAAAGATGCAATGGAAGAAATGTACGATGAAGTTGTACAATCCTCCCAGAAAGTTGCCGATAATGTACAGGCGATTGACGATCAGTTTACCGGAACCCTGAATTCCGTGGAAAATGTAGGCGCTCTGGCTGACAGACTGGAAGAGTTAAATAATGTTGAAGATAGAACAGCTGTTCAGAAACAGGAAATGGCATCCATCGTGGACAAACTGTCACAGTCCATTCCAGAACTGGCAGGAGCTTATGATCAGGAAAATGATAAGCTGAACGTTACCAATACAGAACTGGAAAGCCTTGTTAAGAATTATCAGGATGTGGCTGTACAGCGGGCTGTTTTGAAGGCAACACAGGACCTGGTTGATCAGTCTTTGGAAGCTCAGAAAGTCAAGGATAATGCGGAAGAACAAAAGAAAATTGTAGAAGGAAAATTAAAGCTACTGCAAGACGAATTTGATTTGATATGCAAAATCAAAGACCAGAATGAGCAAATGAGCTTAGATGCGGATGCAGGAAAAGAAGTAGACTTTGCAAATGCAATCAATTATAAGGCTGAGGCATTAAAGCTTTGGGAACAGGCATTAGATGATGGGATAATCGAATTAAAAGACTATGAGGCGGCTGAAAAAGCTATAAATGATGGGACAATGGAAAACCGCTTCATGACGCTGGGTGGAATATATGCGAATCACAATGAAGCTACAGGAATACTTGCAACCAGTGTTGGAGAGCTGCAGGATCAGGAAGACGAGCTAAACGGTGTTATTGATACACAGAATCAGATCTTGGATGAAAATGAAAAAACAAAAGAAGAGTATGCTGAAAGCGCAGGAAATCTAACCAAAGCTAAAAAAGATGATACTGATGCAACACAAGACAATACAAAGGCTCAGGAAGATAATGCTGATGCAATCCAGGCAACCGGATTGGCGGCAGTAGGAGCTGGCACAGCTCTGGAAGGTTTTAACAAAACCATGGAACGCTCCCAGGAAGCTGCGGACGCTGCTAAGACTGCCATGCGTCAGATCCTGGACGAATACAATTCCACCATGGATTCTATCAAAGCTGATTTGCAGGATAAAATCAGTTTTGCAGATAAATTCGATGGTGGGGATGATATTACCACAGAACAGATGAACGAAAACCTGCAGTCCTGGGTTGATGGAATCCAGAACTATCAGCAGAATCTCCAGCGTCTTAAAGAAGCCACAGATGAGAGCGGGCAAGCGATCTTTTCCGCAGAGTTTATCCAGGCAATCCAGGAGCAAGGAACTGATGCAGCTAATATGCTCCAGCATATGGTATGGACTCTGGACAATCAGGGTGAGTACGGCGTAGAACAGTTGAAAGGCATATCCAAAAAGTGGACTGATGCCATGGATATATCAGAAGATACAGCAACTGTAATGGCAGCTAATAAGACCGCCTATGAGATGGCAATGGGAGATCTTGGTTCTTCAGATATTGATTTTTCTGATTTGCGTGAGTCCATTGATAACGCCGTTGCTTCAGCAGTGGAAGGCTGGGCTGAGCTTCCAGCAGCCACCCAGGAATCCCTCATGCAGACCGTACAGATGGCACAGGAATGCGGTGTGCAGATCCCAGAGGGACTTGCAGAGGGAATTGCAAGTGGTGAAATCACTCCTCAGCAGGCAATAGATCAGCTGAATGGAACCATTGAAGGAACAATCCAGGGCGTTGCGGAAATTGCCAATAAAGCGGGTATCCAGATTCCGGAAGAAATCCAGGCAGGAATTAATGCCGGTGGTACGCAGGCAGTATCAGCCATGCAGGAGCTTCTGGCACTGATCCAGCAGCAGGCAGCAGATGCACAGTCTGCTGGAGAAGAGGTTGGTACTGCCGCCGGTGAAGGAATGCAGAATTCTATCAAAGATCAGCAATCTGGAATCGAGCAGGCTAGTGGAGATGGAGCTTCTGCAGGCGCAAAAGCAGCCGAGGAAAAGAAAAGCGAATTTGAGCAAGCCGGAGCTGAATCCGCGAAACAATATCAGGCTGGAATAGCATCTGGAAAAGGTGGTGCGATCAGTGAAGCTGGAGCGATGGCAAACCAGGCGGCTTCAGCAGTTCGGATTTATCAGAATAGCTTTTACACGGCTGGTTATAATGCTGCCGCAGGTGTGGCAAGTGGTATTGAAGCTGGCAGGTCCAGGGTAATTAGTGCTTCTAGTGCCGTTGCCATTTCTGCGCTTAATGCTTTTAAAAGTGCATTGCAGATTCATTCACCTTCTAAAAAATTTCAAGATGAAGTAGGAAAGATGATCCCAGCTGGTGTTGCTAAAGGTATTTCTGGGAACGCAAAAGTAGCAGTTACAGCTTCAGTAAAACTTTCTAATTCGGTATTGAAAAACGCAACCAGTTGGATTTCCAAGTACAATAAGAGCCATGAGGTTTCTATTGATAACGAAAAATGGTATTGGCAACAGATACGCGATACAGCTGTGAAAGGATCCACAGCCTATAAACAGGCAACCGCTCAGCTTAATAAGCTTAACAGCAGTTCCACGATCAGCAAGGCACTGAGCAGCAGCATAAAGAACAATTTTGGCGTATCCAAAGAAAAAGTTACCGGATCCGGAGATAATCAAAAGAAAACTACTAAGGATGCAGAAACTTATAATTCTGAAGTCCTCAGTGCTGCTGAAAAACGGCTGGAAAAGTACAAGACATTACATGCTGCCTCTTTAGCCCAGGAGAAAAATTACTGGACCACCGTTCGAAAGAATTTAAAGAGCGGAACTGATGCCTGGTATGAAGCAACACAAAAGATCCAGGAACTGGACACTCAGATTTACGAGGAAAAGCAGGAGAAGCAGGAAGAGGCAGCCAAAGCCAGAGAGGAAGCTGCAAAGACCCAGGCTTCAGTACAGAAATCCCTTTTGGAGACCTACCAGACCTATTATTCCATGTCCGCCAGGGCAGAGATGGAATATTGGGATATTGCCAGAAAACAGTTCACAGCCGGTACGGATGAGCGCATAGAAGCAGACAAAAAGTACCTGGAAGCCAAAGAAGATTACGAAAAAGAAAAGCTGCAGCTTGATGAAGATTACAATGATAAGCAGGAAAAGCTTGAAAAAGAACTAAATGAAACCATACAGGATCTGGAAGAAAAAAGGGACAGTGCCATAGCTGATCGGAAGAAAGACATCCTTTCATCCATGAATAACTATGATGCCTGGGACGCTTCCGGATATACTGCAGATCGTCTGATTTACAATATGAATACCCAGGTTGAGGGACTGAAACTGTGGGAAACCCAGTTGCAGGAACTAAGCGGAAAGGGACTTTCAGAAGGACTGCTCCAGGAACTGAAAGATGCAGGACCAGAAGCAGCCGCTAATATTTACAGCTTGAATCAGATGACTGAAGAGCAGCTGGACGAGTTCAACAAGCTTTGGGAAGAAAAGCAGGAGATAGCAGACCGGCAGGCAAAAAAAGATACACAGGCTACGCGGGATGCTATTGACCAGCAGATAAGTGACACCAGGAAAGATTATAAGAAACAGCTGGATGATCTGGCGGCTGAAAATGCTTCCGCGGTTGCAAAGCTGAATGAGGGCTTATCTACCGGTCTAAAGTCTCTGGTGGAACAGGCTGGCCAGATTGGTGAGGACATTGTAGGGAGTCTGATCGCCGGAATTCAGAAAGCAGGAACCGGCGGGACATTGCTTGATGTAAATGTATCGCCGGCTGGAAAAAATGTGTCAGCTTCTTCCGGAACCAGTGGAGCAGCTGCTTCCAGCTCAGCTTCTTCCGGATCTGGCACTTCTGGAAATATATCCAAGACAGAAATTGCGCCGGCGCAAAAGAAAGAACTGGATAAAGTGACTGTGGGCGCAGCTGAGGAACCGGCAGAGATTGCAGAAGTACAGAAGCTGATAAATGCAGGCAAGGCGCATAAGAAATCTGTGTCGGATGCAGAAAAAAAGAAACATTCAGATCTGTGGCAGTATATTGTAAAAAAATACGGCAGGAGTGTGAATGATTCCACTGTAAAAAAGATAGCAGATGCACTTAGCGTGGAAGCGGATGCAAAGCCGTCATCTAAGCAGAAGAAAGCTATACTGGCAGCGATGAAAAAGCGGGGACTTCGAACCGGAACAGAGAATATCCTGGAAGATCAGCTGGCATGGCTCTTTGAAAATAACGCCCAGGAATATGTACTTCGCAAATCGGATGGAGCAATCATGCAGAATATGCTTACCGGGGATAAAGTGATCAATCCACAGGGGGCAGAAAATCTTTATAATTTTGCCACAAACCCGGATCAGTTCCTGGCAGACAGATCTCTGGATGTAGGGAATGCCGGAATTGAAAAGCTTAACAGGCTGATCCGGCAGCAGTCTGAACGGCAGATGAAGCGGGCTGGAAGCTCACAGGCAGATAATGCCGATATTTTGAACAAAATGGATTCAATGATGAGAACCATGGAATCCATGACGGAGAGCATGATAAGCACCATGAAGAACTTAAAGGTATTCATGGATAAAGACAAATTGGTCGGAGAAATTCGGGAAGACATGAATACCAAGAATGAAATGGCAGCTACAAGACATACAAGGGGGCGGCTGAGATGAAAATAAATGGCTGGGATATATCCGGGGCACAGGCCAGGCAGTGGAATGTGACTCCGGCTTTTTCGAATATCGAAAATGAAAGCGAATGGCAGAGGGGCAGCCCACTGCCATTTTTCGTCAACGGTTCCATCGGGTTCAAAACAATACAGATCACTTTTCTGGTATATGGCGCGGATCGGAATGAAATCCTGCAGAACTGCAGCACCTTGCTTTCCAAGATGATGTCCGAGTCGGTCATCCTGGAACTGGATAAGTTCGACCATAAATTTTGCGGATATATGGTAAAACATGATTTTGCTGAAAACCCACTTGGAAAACTGCGGGTAACATCCAATAGACTGAGCAGGATTACGGTTGATTTTTCGTGCTATGAATACGCTGAAAAACCGGATGGTTCTCCATATTCACAGTCTGCTTCCGGAATGTTGGAAATAGCAATAACAAACCCTGGAAATATCTGGACGCCCTGCATAGTGGAAATTACTCCGCGTGCTGCAGGTGCGTCAGCATTCACGGTTAAGGGGATTAATCGTAATCCGGATACAGGGGAGAGCCTGCCGGTTACAATCAGGAATACAACAAAGGATAAAACCGTTATCCTGGATGGTGAAACCGGAAAAATCACAGAGGCAGGAGTAAATAAATCCGCTGATGTAGACATCTGGAGCCTGCCGGTTCTTATGCCAGGAACGAACAGAATCACATTGGATAATACCTGGATGGATATCACGGTTAAATACCGTCCAAGATTTATGTAATTGCGGAAAAAATCGACAGGAATGTTGAAAAAACATAAATTTTTCAAAGAAATATGTGCGTTAAGGAGGATTTTTGAAAGTGACAAATCAGGAAATGATATTAGCATACAATGGAATTATGCAGTTCCAGAATATGGAACTAAAGAAATTTGAAGAATCCGGGAAGAAAATTCTTTCTGGAAAAATTCAGCTTGCTTTTTCAATTAATAAAAATAAAGCAGCAATTGTTCAGGCTCTGCAGCCGTATGAGGAAACGAAAAAATCAATCATTGAAGAGTGCAGAGACACAGCCGCAGAACGGAAAGCCTGGGAGGAAGAGCAAAAAGCCGCAGAGGCAGAAAAACGACCTGTGCAGGATATAAGCATAAGTCTCCGACCAGGTAAAAGTATGGAAGAGTATCAAAGAAAACTTAATGAGCTGGCAATCCAGGAAACCGATTTTGAACCTAAAAAAGTGCCATTATCATTATTTGAAGGGCTGGATCTGACCAGCGCAGAGCTGGAACCGTTTATTTTTATGATTTCTGAAGATTAAAAGAAGGAGGCCCTATGCTTAAGATCTACGATACAAACCACAATGCCATAGGGCATATTGTTAAATACAAGGATTTAAAGATTGAGGGCGACGTTACCACTGGTGACCGGACGCTCTCTTTTACATACATGGCTCGTCACCATGAAATCTGTGAGGAATTCTATATTGAGACTCAGGATGATGAGTATGTAGTAAAAGAAAAAGGTGTGAGTACAGATGGATTTCTTTCTTTTGTAGCGGTACTGAACCTGGAAGAACTGGAAGCTAAACCATGGAGCTCTTTCAGCATTGTAGATTCCACAATTTCGGATGCTGCCAAGCTTGCCCTGGCCGGATCTGGCTGGACAGTGGGTGAATGCACGGTGACAAAGAAAAGAAATGCAGGCATCCTGCAGACGAATACGCTTGGAGTAATCCAGAAGCTGTGCACCGCATTCATGTGTGAAGTTGTTTATGACACCAAGAAAAAGACGGTATCATTTTATGAGCAGGTCGGACAGGATAAGGGAACCTTTTTCCTTACCGGGCTCAATCTTAAAAGACTGCAGAGAAAAGGCAGTTCCTACGATTATTACACAAGAATTATTCCAATTGGACAGGATGGACTTACCATTGAGACTGTAAACGATGGAAAGAACTATCTGGAAAATTATCAGTACACGAAAAAAGTTAAGACATACATCTGGAAAGATGAATCCTATACGGATGCTACAGCATTGAAGGAAGATGCAGAAGCGAAACTGAAGGATCTGTCTAAGCCGGAAGTATCTTACAGCGCTGATATTATCAATCTGGCGAAACAGAAAGCTGGATACAGTGGATTCTCTTTTTCTCTGGGAGATACAATCACATTGATTGATGCCGCTACCGGGATACGTGAAAAACAGCGGATTATCAAGCTTACACAGTATCCGCAGGATCATACGAAAGATGAGTGCGAACTGGCGAATAAGCTTCCGTCCTTCGAAGAAGCCAGGGAAAAGCTCCAGGCGGCACAGGAGATTATCAATACTGTAATCAGTGATGATGGACGGTATACAGGAACGATCAATGTATCGGATATTTTGCATTTTGAAGAGGGGGTATCCGGAAGTGGTGCGGTTGGAAATCTTCAGGGACTATATAATGCTCTGAATGGAGATCTGTCTGAGTTAAAAGTATCTGTTGGACAAATTGAAACCAACTACATTAAAGCGGAAGACGCTGATTTAAAATATGCAACAATAAAAAAGCTGGAAGTGGAACAGGAAAAAGTAAAAAATCTGGATGTATTATACGGAAACATCAAGAATCTTCTTTCCGGAGCTGCCGGTATCGGAGAACTACAGAATATTCACCTCACATCACAGAATGCAGTATTGGAAGAAGCTTTAATTAAAAATGCAGTAATTCAATATGTTTCTGTGGGAGATTTACAGGCTGGAACAATCCTTACAAGCAAATTCACCATAATGGATCCAGATGGAGGACTTCTGATCAAAGGTCCCACAGCGCAGTGGAGTGACAAAAACGGAAATGTCCGTATTCAGATTGGTCAGGATGCCAGGAAGAATTTTACATTTTCTTTATTTGATGAGACTGGTACTGGTGTACTTATTGATTCAACCGGGATCAAGGAAAAAGCCATTGCGGACGGTTTGATCGTAAATAAGATGGTATCCGATGATGCAGCCATTGCCGGCACAAAGCTTGATATTCCGTCTGTGGTATCGGCAATTAATGGAAGTGATTCAACTATTAAGAGCAGCCGGATCTGGATGGATGAATCCGGACAATCTTTGAACCAGATGTATACCCGGCTGGATCAGAATATTACAGTTATTGATCAGAGCGCCTCAGAAGCCAAAAAGACAGCAGCTGCTGCAAACAGTACTGCATCTGCAGCAGCGGATACTGCACAGCAGGCGCTTTCAGTATTATCCGGTATCTCTACTCTGGATGCTCTTGGAGCTTCCCTGGATAATGATTCCCATGTGGTTCATACCAACACGGATGGATCCGGGGGAGATTACAGTGATTGCTATACAAGGATGACGGTGTATTTAGGAGATACGGATGTATCATATGATGCGGTTTTTGAAGTGACGGTATCAGAAGGAGTTTCCGGTAACTGGAATGCGAAGCTTAGAACATATTATGTAAAATCAATGTCCACGGATGATGGATATGTTGATATAGAAGCAGTGTATGGCTCCGGTGAAAGATATTTAACCACCCGGTCAGGTTTGCGACTGACTACCCGATCCGGTGCTTATCTTACTGCAATATGCGGTGGCTCACGCATCAAAAAGAGATTTTCCATCAGCAAAGCGAAAGACGGAAAGATTGGTATTAACTATAATCTGCGGGCGTCTGTTCTTGCAATCCGCAAGCAAAAAGATGGAAAAACATTGATTCCGGCAAGTGTAACTTTTTCCGCATTGGAGTTGGATAATGGCACAGTACACAGCTATACAGGGCGGTACAAAGTGGAAGAGTCCACAGATGGCATTAATTATACAGTAAAATATCAGCCGACTGCAGATGAATTGCAGAAGGTTTACACACCTTCAAGTTTTGACATTAAAACAATTCGCGCTATATTATACGCCGCAGGCAGCAGTACACAGGAGCTGGACAGCCAGACAGTTATTGTTCTGGCAGATGCAGAAGGTCTGAGTAGTGATATAGCCGCTGCTCAGAAGACTGCAGACCAGGCTAAGGAAGCCATTGCAACAACTCAGCAGAAAGTAGCGAAGATAGAATCAAGTGTAAAAGGCTTTGAGGCATCTTTGAAGGAAACAAATTCGGAACTTCAAGGTGTAACAGATGGAACGCTTCTGTATAACATTCGGTACTTGGACAACGGAAATGACACCACGACATTGTACGCGACAGTCTACCAAAAGGGAAAGGATGTAACAAAGAACTATCCGGACAAATGGTTTACCTGGAGGCGAAAGACTGAATCAGGAGAATACTATCTGGGATATGGCTATCAAATTACAGTTCAGAACAAAGATTACGAATTCGGCGGCGCCTGCGCCGGCAGATTCACAACCTACGACACATATAACCTTACAACCAAATCCGGAAAATATCTTACCACAAGATCCGGAAAACAAATAACAATATGGAGGGAAAACTAATATGGCAGATCAAGCAATAAATGCACTTTCAACCAAAACAGCCCCAGAAACCTCAGATCAGCTGCTCCTTGTTGGCGCAGGAGAACCACAGCTGATTGACTACGATAAATTGGCAGATGCGATTCTGAATAAAATTACATCAAAAAAATATGCTTTGGATGCCGGAACAATGACACTTACGGCGGCGCTTAACGCGCTAAATGGCAACTCAGCAAAACTGAACGATAATTCTGAGTCAGTTAATAAACATCAGAATATCGGTGAAATACATATACATACCATCACCATCGGAAAACTTGTAGTATTGCAAGCATCATTGAAGATAATTGGTGATATTCCATCACGAACAAAACTTGTTACCAATATTCCTATTAAGTCACCTATTACAAATGGTATTTCTGCTACCTTTTTAGATAATTCCAGTTTTGATAAAAAAATATTTTTTATAGATAATTATGGCGTTGCAGCAGGTGGAATATGTTTAACTAACGTTGAAAACCTTACAAAAGGAAGTTATAGAGGCGCTATTGTTATGATTACTTACTAAATACTTTTTATTTATTTTGCAAATAAATCTTAGCCCAAAAGATGTACCTGTTGCCTCTTTCAAAATTAAATATACCAAATTCTGGCACTCCTGTTTGTTGGCAACACAACAGAATTGTTACATGATAAAGTAAAAGTATCCTTATTTACAGAAGAAACCATTACTCCAGCACTAAATCCTCCACACAGAACTACCGCTACAATGGTTGTTCCTTCTGGGATATTAGTTTTTATGGAATCAGAATAGTATTCAAATCCTGGATCTGAGTTTTTTATTTGAATTCCGCTTATGCTCATAATGACAGATTTTAATGACTTGCCATTTTGTATGATAGAGGAATCATAAGAAATTAGACCTTTCTGGCTCTTAAAAATGTATAATGGAATAAGAGAGGAGGATTAAAGGGATGGTAGAAAAGTTAATTCAAAATGTTATTATGGCAATGCAAGATAGTTTGGATGACGAACAACTCAGAATGTTGGAAAATGTATTAGCCATTAATTTACATGGTATGGAAATTAAGGAAGAATGTACTCAACTTGTGACTTCGGAGAGACATTGGGAGAAAATTTTACGGATGTATATAGCTAGTAAGCGATTAGAGAATTGTGCAGAGTCAACTTTAATCGCTTACAGGCGCTGTATAACAATGTTGTTCGAAGGAATAAACAAAAAGATTCACGAGATCACAACTAATGATCTCAGATATTATTTGGCCATATATCAGGAACAGAGAAAAATTTCTTTGGCGTATTTGGAAACACTCCGACATTATATAAGTAGCTTTTTTGGCTGGGCCACTGACGAGGGGTATATAAATCGGGATCCGACAAGAAGATTAAAAAGAGTAAAAGTCCCACAGAAGATTATGAAACCATATACTGCTGAGGAGCGTGAACACTTGAAAGATATTGCAAAAAGTGAACGAGATGTAGCTTTAATGGAACTCATGTATAGTACAGCTGGACGTATAGGCGAAATTGTGTCTATAAACAGAAATGATGTAGATTTTATCAACAGAGAAATTATAATCTATGGACAAAAGGGAAAGAAGGAAAGAAAAGTATATTTAACAGAAGGTTGCATGTATCATCTGAAAAAATATTTAACAAGTAGGAAAGACGATAATCCTGCTTTATTTGTAGGAGAACGGAAACCTTATAATAGACTTGGTGTAAAAGCAATTCAAGATATGTTGAAAAAACTAGGCAAAGCTGCAGGAATTCATGCACATCCACATAAATTTAGAAGGACCCTGCTCACCGATGCAGGAGCGAGAGGAGTACCACTGCAAGAAATACAAGCTTATGCTGGTCACGTCAAACCGGATACTACAATGTTGTATGTGGTAGTGAAACAAGAAACTGTAAAAGCGTCATTTATGCGTTTATTAGTATAAAAAACAGGCGGAAATAAGCAAGCTGATCGGTCAGCTGAAAAGGTGGCCTGGGAAAGTGCGGGCTTGCGAATAAGGAGAGAAAATCAAAGGGGAGAAGAGACCTTTAGGCTAAATGGCAACTCAGCAAAACTGAACGATAATTCTGAGTCAGTTAATAAACAT